TTGGTATGCGATTCAAACGCAGTATCAAACCTTTTAAACCACTCATCCATTCCAATACTATTTTTTTGAATCTCTAATAGATACTTTGCAGTTTCTGGTACTGAATAAGTAATCGAACTTGTTCCGAACATGATAGACCTCCTTAAAGCGTCTGTAAGTTAATAATGTCCCCGAAGGCAACATCATTAGTATATATGAAGGAACGTAAAAAAAGGGAGTGTTGAACTCCCTATTTTTTTATTCGGTTATGCCCAATACCATATTAAGAGAAGAGTTGAGTGTTCCCCTATTCTTGTAGTCCTTTGCTACCTTATCCCAACCATTTCCGACCTTTGAACCAGTTTCATCGTTCATATACTTATCAATCCAGTATAAGAGATAAGATACTGTGCGGTCCATATTGTCCCATCGTGTATCTTTGCAGACATTAGGATCTTTAAACATACCACCAGTCTTCCAGGTTTCAGTGATGTGTGTTAGACCATCCCAATCATCACCATAGGTATTCCCTACACCCTTTTCAATCAATTGCCATAGTTTACGGAGTTTTTGATTATTAGGTCCATAATAGTAAAGAGACATGAGGGCAGCAGCAATAAATGGTTGACACCACCTATCCTTCCTAACCATAAGTTCATCAAGTGCTTGAAGACATCCCTTTATCATCCAAAAAGAAAGTTGATCACGAAGTTGCTCAGAGTTCTTTACATTAGATTGATTCCACTCTGTAGGTTTCATAAGGTGACAAGCCTTATTCATGCCAGAAAGAATAATTCCTTTGGAAAGTTTCTCATTCTTCGGGATATAATCATAAAATCCAGTGAGAATACCATAAACTTTTTGCTGATTTTTTTCCGTTGCTTCAGCAGAATCAAAAGTATCATACGACTCTTTGATCTGATCAAGATCCTCATACTCATATGTAATGGCAACTAATTTCTGTGGAAGATAATCAGATCCTTCTTTTTCCCAATTTAATGCTCTAGTATTTCCATCTACCCTAAACACCATACCTTTTGGATATAGTTTTCCTGCCACAATACAGTCCTTTGTCAGACGAACCAAGTGAACAACACAGTGTTCTGGTCTAACTTCTTTAAGATGTCCCCTTGCTTTGCTCAATCGTGCTTCAGTGTCTCTCTGACAAGGAACTTCAGGTAGGTTTAAAAAATCTTGCAGTGGATAATTGCAATTTACGGTAATGTTTCCCGTAAAATCTTTTGTTTCAATCATTTTTTCTCAATTAAAATTAACAAACAGTTCACTAACTCTAAAGAAAGTGCCGCTAATGCAGGGAGTTTGTAAGTTTACTGAAAAATTATAACACAAAAAAAGGGGTATTGCAACCCCCACTTTCTTATTCGGTTTCCTCTTCAGTACGCTTCTTCTTTGCGCCAATATTGTACTTAGTCTCCAAAATCCAATCCCCCTTATCTTTATATGCAAGGACTTTGATTTGATTCAGTGGTGCAATATCGGAAATCTTAGAAACATCAACGATTTCTACCAGACCCCAATCTGCAATAAGTTGAGCAATACGGTTACGGCGCTGAACATCATTTACCGTAAGATTTGCATGTTTACCATCAAGGGCAAACAATTCCTTAAAGTGAACTAGGTAATATCTACCTTGTTTATGAAGAATGTGGCAAGACTGATAAATCTTCTTTTCCTTGCGTGATGCAACTCCAATACGGGTCAAAGTCTCACGAACCTTAAGAAAATCATCGGGTTCATTTAGAATCACTTCTACCATTTGGTCGGGCGTCCACTTTACTTCAGGTTCTTGAACGACACTCATTTTGTTCCTCCAGTTTCAAATTTCGATTTAATAAAAGTAAGTTGTTCTTTTGTTAGAATCCTCAAAGCCTGCTTTGCCTTCTCATTACTATAACCATAGTAACGTTTAACATAATCAAGATCTTTGATCGTATCTTTACGGAGCCAAGGAGAAAATCTCTTTTTAACTCTCAGACTATTTATAAAAAAGTCATATTGCATCTTCTTTGGGAGGAAATGATACCTGTTCATTTCATTTGCATACATCAAACAATCAATGTGCCCAGAAAAACAACGATTGATAATGTATGGAGCATAATCCTTCTCCAATGAAGGATCTTCATCAATCAGATTCTTCTTGGTTTGATTGATCGAGTTTAACCAGTCCTTCAATTCCATAATTAAAAAGTAAGAGTTCTTTACGTTGTTTTTGATCACGCATATATTCACCAACAGAACGCATTGTATAAGTTAAATCAAACTCAGCAGCATTCCAGTCCTTAAATCGATCCTTTACCAGTTGATCAGAATTATAACTTACCAATTGATCCATATCATTAGTATCGCAGTCAGCAGCAAACTTATCGTGATCAAATCCTTTGTGCATTGATCCTTTGCGCCCATAGAGATTATCCTTAATATCATAAGGAGGGTCAAGATACATAAACGCACCTTTGTTTCCATCCATCAAATAATCATAGGAGTAATTAGTGATACGCCATTTTTCAATAAGTTTGGAGTACTCGGGTAGTTTTTCAATACCACGCAAAGAGAAGTTAGCATTACTTGCCTGTGCTGAAAACGAAGAACTCTCTGTGAGACCACTGAAAGAACACTTATTTACGATGTAAAATGCTACGGCACGATCAACAGATGTAAGTGTAGTATCATTAATCATATCTTTGGCAGCAAGAAAAAGTTCTTTTGCTGCTTCTGGATTATTATTATTTGATTTTTCCCGAGAGAGAGTATCTCTCAAATCACCAGAGAAAGTTTGAAGAACCTGCCAGAAATTAACAAGAGGTTCATAAAGATCATTCACCCAAATATCCAGATTTGGATATTTTTTTGTAATGTGAATTGCAACACTTCCACCACCAAGAAATGGTTCCCGAAACTCATCATAGTCTCGTAAGTCGGGAAAGTATGGGTCCATCTTGACGCAAGCACGGGACTTACCGCCAGGATAGCGCAAAGCAGTTTTAAGCGACTTCTGGGTTATTTTCATAAGTCTTAGGGTGAAAATTACAATACTCATTAAACACAATCTTACATTCCTTATGAGTAAGATTACAATACTCTGCTGCCTTTGGTAGATTCCACTTAGCAGCAAAAAGCATTTCCATTGCCTCTCTCGTTTTAGGTCTCATTGGAACTCACACTCACACATAATTTCAGTTAGTGCTGCTAGGAGGTTAATTTCCTGGTCAGCCACGAACGCAATCTGGTATTGGTACTTAGCAATAATAAGAACGGCAGCAGGTATAGTTTGGGGTGAAAGACAAGTATAACAGGCGTCATAAATCCTGCGAAGAATGACAGAAGAATCGTTGTCCAAGTTGGCGACCACCCACTTTCGGACTTCAGCAAAATTCTTATCTTTGAGATGAGTGATGAGATCATTTACAGCAACGTCAGAAAAGGACGCAAGAATCCCACTATCTATCTCACCACTAACAGAGTACCTCTGACATTCATTAAGAACTCTACGCCAATCGGGAAAGTGCTTATTAATCAGTTCGGCAAGGACTTTAGGATCGTATCGTACACCTTCCGCATCCAGGATGTCTTGTAGACGCTTGAAGAAGGATCCTGCCAACTGGGTTTTTTCTTTTCCTTTGATTCCAAACTCAACGACGGCACATCGAGAGTGGAGAGGTTCAATGATTTTGTTTTTGTAGTTACAGGTGAAGATGAAACGGCAGTTACCAGCAAACTCCTCAATAAATGCCCTAAGGAGGAGTTGTACGTCGTTCCCTGTGTTATCTGCTTCGTCAATGATGACGACTTTGTGTTTAGCAGTTGACGAAAGTGAAACGGTCGAAGCAAAGTTCTTCGCATTGTTTCGGACAGTATCGAGGAATCTACCTTCGTCGGATCCATTGATGACATAAAAATCTACTCCCAGTTCATTACATAGTGCTTTTGCTACTGTGGTCTTACCAACTCCTGGGGGTCCAGCAAGTAGCATATTTGGAATTTCACCCTTATTTAGAAAGTCGCTAAAGGTTTTTTTAATATTCTCAGGGAGAATACAATCTTCAATAGTCTTTGGGCGATATCGCTCCGTCCAAATAAAATCACTCATAATTAAATCCAATCAGGTTTGCGAGAAGGCACACGGAGATAGTTCTCCGCAACCCAAGGTTTGGAAGCAATATACATTTTGTATGCAGTGAATGTATCAATGCTTTCATCAAGTTTGTATTCGTCGGGCATAGCACGGACGAATGGAGTCACCTCAGTAATCTTTCCTTTTGGGAAAAGATAGTATGCAGACAGGAGAGTATTATAGCACGAATGGATCTTACCATAACGAACCGCATACTCATCACATAAATTCATCCCATGCTTAATCAACCAGTAGGCATTGTGAATTGATTCTGCTGCCCACTTGGTACAGGGATGATTGCGAAAGGCACCCTTCTCAGTTGCATAGGATGTACCATCTGCCTTGGGAAGAGTGCCGTAGTTATGATACCACTTGGATGCTACAATAGAAAGCATTTGACAGCATTCTAGAGCCATTTTATTTACGTGACGATCAGGAAGTACTATTGCACTTTCTGCGGGCCAGGGAGATGTAACAAAGATGTTCATAATTAAAAACAGAACTTTTTCAAATAATAAAGAACTTGTTCGGGTTTGTCTTCTAGAAAATATGCTTCTGATTCATATACAGGATATGAATTTCCAACCTTTACAGAACGAACTACATCATTCATCTTATAAGGATCTAGAGTAACATTTATACCTAGTGGTTTTTTCTTACAAGCTTGCGCTACGTGAACTGCTTCGTGATAAACTGTCTCATTTACATAATAATTAACTGGACTTACACCATTTTTAATATTATTCAAACAAATTACAAAATTAGGAGATTGCACAATACCCATCAATTCTTTATTGCGGCAGATTGGTGCATTTTGCTTAATGTTGTAATTTCTTTGCATAATAGCACTAATGATTTCTTGTCCAACAGGAGTCAAATAGAGAAGAAATTCCATCATACGAATGTTGAGTCTGGTTCCAAAGCAACATAATACTGCAGATTGTACTTGGTATTGCTGAATTGTGACAAAAGTTTTTCTGAGACAACTACATCATAAGCACCAGGAATAATCTTGATGTTCTCAACCTTGAAGTTGAAAGTGAACTCTTTATCAGTCTCGCCAACCACAATTGAGTATTCGTTAGAAGTATCATTCTTCTTATCACGAACAACCAATTTTACAACACCCGCTTCACCAACTGCTGAAAGATCAGGAAGTTGATAGACTGCTGCTGCCTTAAGAAGTTTCTCCAGGGATGCATGTTCTAGTTGGAAACAAACATCTGAAGAAGGGAGTTTGATCTCCTTCTCAGGCGGAGAGATGATTACATTAGGATCAGCATAGAAATACTTGACCCGACGCTTACCTTCACGAATTGTGATATAGGAATCATTCGTAAAATCCAGTTCAGGATCTTGGTGAAGACTTAGACCATTCAGAAACTGATTCAGGTCATAAATTGCAAAGTTACGGGGAAACTCTTCATTAATATCTGCTTCGGCAAGAATGTTCTTTGCTACAGAGATGGTACGAAGTTTATTACCTTGCTTGACTAGAATCGAATTATTGATTCCAGCAAAGTTTTTGAGAATAGTCAGAGTGTTATCAGAAAGTTTCATAATTTGGGGTTTGAGTTTCATTATCAACGGAATTCGGACAGACCATTATCCTTACGAGAATAATGACCATCAAAGTGAAGCAGTAGCATAGCATAGTGAATGACTTTCAGCAAGTCACGTTTGTTGCGACCATCCTTATCACCATAACGGGAACCGTATTTCAAGATGT